ATCTTATCCCAAACTTTTGAGACTGTATCTACTGTATTAGGATACTGCAAGTCTGAATGTAGTTTATCTGCTTGTTCTAATGTCTTTTTGATTTTTGCAATTTGTTTGATTTCTTTATTTCTATCAAACTCTTTACCATCATACTTACTTTTTCTTTGATACGAACCATTAAATCCTAGTTTCTCATCTAGTTGATGCATATCTCTGTATGTTTCGAACAAGTCTTTAGACATTACTTCAAACCTTTAGTCAACATCTTGTCAATCTGAGGTGTTGATGTGTCCTTTTCTGTTGGGTCACCATATGATGACCTACCGATAACCATTCTTAAGAAGTCATTAACTGCCTTCTTATTACCTTTAATTCTTATGTGTTTACCTAATTGTGATGCTTTGATACCAAATCTTCTTGCTTGTTTTACAATTTCTAATGAGTGTTTGTTTTGACCAGCAGGTGTTGGTATTCTGTTTTTAGGGTCAACTGTGATGTTTGCAACTTCTTCGTCTAACCACATTTCAACCATTCTTCTATAAGAGTTGAATACTGATTCGTTCTTCTCTTCTTTCTCTTTCTTTGCAATTGCGATTGCAGCTTGTTGAGCAGGTGATACTGCTTCTCTGATTTTACCTTTAACTATATCTTCAAGGTCACGAGACAACCAGTCAAAAAAGTCATCGGGGTCATCACTCTTGACTTCACCATTGTTCATTGCCCACTGCATTAAATCGTCTTCTGCTTTCTTACCAGCAGATGATGAGAATGATAAATCACCCGTTTTGTATGCTTTTGTAATTTCTCTTTTGTGTTTCCTGAAGATATCTTTTATTTTCATTGCTTCACCAAGTTGTGTGTCTTCCTTTGTTAAAAGTTTCTTTGCCTTTTGTCTGTCTAGGAACATAAAAGTGTGGGTTTTCCCTTTCTCATCTTTAACAGTGTAACCTTTTCTATCTTTCTTTACAATCTTACCAAATTGTTTGTTACCCTGTGAATCATAAAAGTCTAACTCAAGACCAACCCTTGCATCCTTTTCGGACTCTGTTCCCATTCCTTTTTGTGCAAGTGTTCTGTAGTTTTCACCGATTACTTCTACTTCTTCGTTTGCAAATCTAAGTGCAGTTTGCACTTCTTTTGACTTTAGAATCTTGTCTCCGTAGAAGTTTTTGATTGCTTTCATTGCAACATCAAATGCACCTTCTAAGTCTAATGCAACCTCTACTGCCTTTTTAACTTGAGGGTCTCTGACAGGATGTTTTCTAAAATAAGAAGCAACCTCAGACCCAGTAAGTTTTGACTTACCGTATGGGCCAAGTGGATTCACTTTACCGTCTTTGTCTAATACTTGTTTTGCTTCTTGAAAGATATTCATTAGTCTGTTTCCTTTTCCCCTTTCCAGTTCTTATCGACATAGTCGTAGAACTCTTTTTCTTTGTCTCCTGACAATTCTTTAGGTGATGTTACACCAAACTTTTTCAGTGCAGACTGAAAAAACTTTTGGTATTCTGTTGTCTCTTTGTAGATTTTAGCTACTGAATCAACTAAACCTTGTGGTAAATCTTTTATACTCATTGTTATAATTCCCCTTTTTCAAAGTAGTCAAACATTTTTTGTTTACCTTCTTCGTTTAATCTTAGTTGTTTTGCAAGACGACCTAACATGTTTCTTTCTACGAGTTTTTCGGTTGTCTTTTCTACTGTTTCTTTTACTGGAGTTTCTTCGACTTCATCTTTTAGGGGTGTTACACCTGCATCTTTGAACATTTTCATTAACTGATTGTTTGTTGCAAGTTTGATTTTATTGTCTTTACCTAATGCTCTTACAGTATTTAAGAATCCTTGAGGATTTTGTTTCTGCATTGATTGAATGACCTTTACACCAGTCATGTTTAACATTTTTGCAACACCATAACCTGCATCTTTATCACCTTTTAGATTGAATAATTTATCAATCATCTCACCAGCAGATGCTTCGAGGATGACTTCTTCTTCAATAAAAGAATCATCGGGTTCGATTTCGTGTAGAAGTTCTTCGATTTCTTCGTTAATGATTTCTTCTGCTGTTTTTTCAACAGAACCTTCTTTTCTCTGAACGAATTGTCTTACTTCTTCTAACTTTTCTTTCCAGTTTTCTGATTTATAACTCATAGTAGTATTATTTATAATATTTAATTATCCATTATCTCTCTTGTATACGAATAATCAAGTCGTCTGTTCCTTTTAACAAACGATGATATTCCCCCTGTGTAATAATGTATTCATTACCAACCTTTAATTCTAGTGGTAAAGAATCATCTATCTGCAACTTCCAACCACTGCTTTGGAGAACATGTATTTTCCTAGTATTGTGGTCACGGTGCCAAATCAGTTCGGTTTCTTCGACATCTTTAGAAAAACTTCTAATTATATATCGTTCATTTGTCCCGTATTTTTCTTGTATTGTTTCTGTATATGGTTTAGTCATCGACTTCGGGGTCAAAGTTGTCTGTTTTTTGATTGTATCCATAATATCCTACACTATTAGGATTAGTTGGGTCATTTTTTATTTGTAGATGTTTTGAATCTATGGGATAGACTCCTTCTACCCAATTTTCTGCAGCTGATTCTGCATAGGATTCTGAATGATTATGTAGTGGAACTAATGCCATCCATCCATCATCCTTAAACATTTCTACTTCCCAACCCTTATTTGAATCGTAGACTACGTGAGCTCTTCGACTACCGTTCCAGTATTCGTGAACTAATTCTCTTCTTTGTGTTGTTTTTTTCATAATATATCACCAGTAAAAGCTCCCACCACCCGATAGTCCTAATTGCTTAGCATAATAAGGAAGTCTACATGCCCAGTAGGATGCTTTTGTTTTATCCTTCTGTTGGTCACATTTGTGACGAGCTGCAAAACTCTTTCGTGCTTCGGGGTCACTTATTTTAACTTTGAGACCTGTTGTGTCTCCCCAAGAAACCTTTTTGATATTACCTGTTGATGGGTCTTTAACATATACATAGTATTTCTTTGAACCACCCACTTTAGGTTTGTTCAGTTCAACATCTTTTTCTTCCATTATCATTGGACAATCAAGTGGGACAATCTCTCCCTCATACACTTCAAACTCACCGATATCTGTTTCAAGTATTTGTTTGTCTACTTCAGTAAGTGTGTATCGACCTTCTGCAACTAATCTACGTGCTTCTTTGATGGTCTCGAAATACATCATAGAACCTAGTCTAAACGGATTGTCTAATAGGTTTGTTTTCTCCTGTTGGAGTGTATCAAGTGTTTCGTTGATTGTGATTTGATGAAATGTTTTCATTATGCTGTATTATCCACTAAAATAATGTCAAATGAAGAAGATATATTTGTTCCTGTAGAAGCAATCCCAATTATTTCAACATCAGTTTTTGCTGGTAATCTAATAGGAACTGAATAACTTCTTACATGAGAACCGCCTGGCACATCCATAATATCTCTTGTTCTGAAAGCAGAATTGAATTCTCTTGACAGTAAGGATACTGTCACAGAGTCATTATAAGAACCAACACCAATATTCCATGATGTTAAATACCCTGTGCAATGTGCTGGGATAGTATAAAGAGCAAGTTGTGTTTGTCCTAGACCATAAGTTGTTCCAGTTCCAATTGTTCCAATGTCTGCAAGAACTGTTCCTGCTCCAGCAGCACCAGTAGAAATTGTAATATTTTCTTCGTTAGTTCCAGTTGAACCAGCAGTAGCAACAAAAGCACGAAATACTCTTAAAAATTGGGCAGTTGATGCAACACCTGAACTTACTGTAACTGTTTCTTCTATGGATTCATAGTTTACATCTAGTCCTTGAATAGTGACTGTTCTCGCACCTGTTCCACTGACACTATCTTCTGTATCTGCACTATGGGCATAAACAGTAGATGGTGATGTAAGATATACATACCTTCCACCATACATCCAAATTGTTTCTGGCGCACCACCAACATTTGGATTTCTTCCAAATTTGTTGATAGCAGAGTAACCTGTCAAATCTCCGGCAGAGATAACAATATTAGAAGCTGCAGCGAATGAGTTAATAATATTACCATCTTGGTCTGATAACATCACTACTTCGTGATTAGTAGTTTGTTGTGGTAGATATGCGTTGGTATACTTGCTATATTGTGCCATTTGTTAGCCTATTTCTTTTCTGTAACTTTGATTTCTTCGTTGTATGGAAAACCTTTCAATGGATTTTGAAACACTTGACTAAACTGTTTCTTTGTATTATCCTTTTTAGTTTTTTGATTTTCTTTAATAAACGATTCTACCTTCTGGCCAGGTGTGTCATCTTGATATGCACATCTAGTTTCGTCAGTTCCTTGTTCCCATACACCGTTATCTTTTTTATTACCTGTCATTATTTGTTCCTCTCGTTGTAAGCTGCAACTGCCATCTTAATAATCTTATCCTTTGTCTTACCTTTAAATTGAGGTGCATCTGACTTCAGGAAATCATCAATGTAGTCTTGTTGAGTTGCTGATTTATCCAAAACTTCTGTTCTGAGTCTTGGTTCTGTTCTGTTGAATTTCTGTGTTACTATTGATAGATTAGACTTATCGTTATTCATAGGATTGTTATCTTTATGATGAACGTCCTTTCCCTTAATATCTTTGTTGTTCTTCATTAACCTACGTGCTTCATTTCTCTTTGCACGTCTTTTGATTTGTTCAGGTTGAGAATGGTAGTTTGCATACTCTTTTTTGTAATCTCTTTCTTCTTCGACTTCAGTCTCTTCTTTTTTACCCTTTTGATATTTCTTAATAGAGTCTCTTGCAGACTTCATCATTGCTTTTTGATGTGCCTTTTGTTGAGACTTAGTTTTTTCTCTTTGTCTATCTGCAAGTCTTTTTTCTGTGACTTCTTCTTTTTTACCTGAGTGTTGTTTCCATAGGTCTGCATCAGCAGTGGTTCTTGTCTTACCCCCTGTGATAAAGGAATTAACTCTTGCATGTCCCCACTGTTCAGGGGTAGTCCCAGGCCTATGACCTGTTCTCCATGCAGCTACTCCTCTCTTATACACTTGTTTTAGAATACCAACTGCAATTCCTGACTTCGATGCTTTACTTTCAAGTGATTTATCTGCATCTCCTTCCTCTAACTCACTTAAGTGTGTAGAGTCTTCTGCATCGGGTAGTGTATCAAGTGTATCTAAGAGAGACTCCATTGCCTTTTCTCTTTCTTTCTCTGCAGCTTTTCTTTCTGCATCTCTTTGTTTTTGAAGAGTCTCGTTTTCCTTTTCAGTAGTGTCTTTATCTTTTTGAGTTTCGTTTTGTCTCTCGTGTCTATCTTTGAGTGCTTCTAACTCATCTGTCTGTTTGTCTTTAAGTCTTTCTAGTTCATCTGCCTGTTTTGCTTTGAGTTTGGCAGCTGCCTGTGCATCTTCTCCAAACATCTTTTTAAATTTCTTAGTGTGTTGTGAAGGTTTAGTCTTTGCAGTTGCATCGCCTGGTGCAGGTTTGTATGCAGAAGAGTCGTTATCGTCCTTCTCTGCACCTTTCTCAAAGTGTCTTGCACGGTCTTGTTTAGTAGACTTAGACATTTCGTCTCCCTCTGCATCCTTACCATAGTATTTTGCAGGTTGAGTTCCATCTCTATCTTCGATGTCTTTATCCTGTCTTGCAGCTTTTTTAAATTTTTCTAAAATTATATTTAACATAATAGTATTTATCCTTTCTTATTAAGGAGTTCTATTTCTCTCCATTTAGATGCAAGTTTATTAGATGGAAACTTAGATGTCCATGTTAACATCTTACCGTAGAGTGCAGATGATTTTTGTTCTAATGCTTTTTTAGTATCATCGTTTTTAATTTCAACAAAATCTTTACCAAATAACCTTTTAAAATCATTTGCATTTTTTTGAGCTGCATTCCAATCTGATTGAACAATTTCAGGTGGTAGTTTACGAGCTCTCTCTGCATTTCGTTCTTGTGCAAATTCTAATGATGTGTTTACATATACCATCTTATATTCATATCCAAGTGCATCTAACATATTTTTATATGTGACAATCTTTTCTTTCTTTGCAGCTGTGGTATCAAAGATTAATCCAAGTCTACCTTCAATATAGTTATCCATATTCTTTCCAGTAATCTGTTTTGCTTTTGCACGGATAGGGTCTACTTTACTAAAGTCTGCACCTCTAAGGTCAAGTGTCATCCCTGCTTTCTTTAGACCAACTTCAAATGCTTTATCTGTATTAACTAGTTTAAGACCAAGTGCTTTAAGGTTTAGTTTATCGACCACAGTGGACTTACCACTACCTGGCCCACCCATAAGGAATACTGCTTTGAATATGCCTGGGTCATAAACACCCTCTTGTATGAGGTCTTCAATCATATAGTCGGGAAGTTCGTTCTCTATGAGTTTCATTCCCTTACGAATTGCTTTATATAAACCCTCTGCATCTGATTTGTTTTTAGTAGGAACACCTTCTTTAAATGATTCGAAGTCACCCTTCTCTGCAAACATTCTCATTTTAGATGCACTCATTCCTGATACATCATCTGCATCAGGGTCACGTTCACCTGCTGAGATAATTGTAATCTCTGCAAAATTGTAGAAACCGTGTCTACCTTTTACATTGTTGTATTTGGTGATAATGTTTTCGAACTCTTTAACTCTGTCTGAACCTACGACCATACGAATGTTGGTGTATTTCTTATCATAGAGGTAAGTAAGTATTTCAAAAATCTGACGTGCAGGTGTTTCTACGACAGTCACATTTTTGAAAAACTTCTTGAGGTATTTGATTTTGTCTTTGTAAGATAAAGGATTCTTTACAGGGTCATTTGAATGTGAAGTAAACAATAGAGGTTGATAACCACCACTGGATGCCTTTGTAAGTTTATCTACAAGTTTTGCATGTCCTGTGGTAGGTGGATTGAATCTTCCAAAGGTAAATACTACACCTTTACCTTTTGCCTCGGTTAAATTTTCAAAACTGTTTCTTTTTCTTTTCATTTTCTCTCGGTCTTGGTCTACCATGTCATCCATTTTATCCATGTTTTCATAACCATCTTTTGAAGTGTCGTATTCGAATGCTTTTGTGGGGTCACCCACTACCCAGTCATCTCTTTTAAACTTGATATTTGTTTGCATAGGATACTTTGGTAATGCAAACTCTTCTTCTAAAAATTGTTTAAATGATTTCACTACTCTTCACCTTCATCTTTCTTTTGTGTCTTTTTTAGTTCTTTTGCTTTAACAGATGGTAGAATTCTTTTTGCAAGTTTTTGAATGAATGCCTTTTTCTTTTCTAATCGTTTTTCTAATTCTGCTTTTGCACCTAACGATAAGTCTGACTTAGACTTATCCTTTAATATTTTCTTAATCAGAATATTTCGTGCTTGTTTTTCAGCTTTCGTTTTTAACTTTTCAGGATTCATCTGTGCCTTTTTCATTGCACGTTTTCTTTTCATAAGAATCTTTCCTTTGTTCTTACGAAATGCAGCTCGTTTCTTCATACGAGTTGCAAGTGAATCTACTTCATTAAGTTCTTGTTCTTCTAAAAAGTCTCTAAAAGATTTCACTATTTACTCCAGTTCTTTGTTGCAGTAAAGTTATTCTGACTAAATTCTAATCTGTCAACAAACTTGACAGCCTTACCATTAATGTCTATGCAAACATATCCTTCAGGATTTACTGCTTTCAATCCTTTATCTGTTTCTACAAAAGTTCCGATTGACTTTATTCTATTTAGAGAGTTTATAATAATACTCTTTGCCTCTACAATCTTCTCTTGAAACTTGGTGAGTGCAATTAGAAAGTTCTTCAAACTTCTGAGTTCTCTTAATACTTGTTCACCAATCTCTCTCTTCATCTGTTTTGTTTTTTCTTGTTTTACTTTACCAACTACTTTATCAGTCCAATAACTTTCAAAGTGTGTAATATATCCTTCGTAGGTAGGTTTAAAACTATTACCTCTAATTAATCCATTAGTGTATGTCTTGTATGATGCACCTGCAGCTGACTTTGCAGCAACAGTGTCTTGTATTTTTCTAAAAGTATCTAAGTCTTTCTTTTTAATCAGATGAAACTGTTTTCCTACGTCAGTTAATACTTTTGTAAGTTCAACACTTTCTTTTGCAGTCATAGATGAACTACCTGATTCATCTTTATACTTTGCATCATCAATCCAAACATCTCTGTTGTGTCCTAAACTAGAAATGTTTGCACCAAAGGATGCACTTAAATCTTCAATCGTTCCACCTGTGTAGGTAGTGTGAAACACAATACCCATCTTTGCATCACCAATAGTCTTACCTAATTCAGAAT